GATCAATGCCAATGTAACATTTCTCGCCATAAAATTGTTCTAGGGTCAATGAAGGGTCGGAGCATTTATTCCAAGCTAAAACATCATAGTAAGCTTTTGACTCAGAGATCCAACAATCTAAATGCTTTACTTTGAAGTTTGCAATATCAGAAGGAGTAACCTTGGCTTTATCTGCTTTTGCTTTAAAGGTAATAGGGTCAACTGAAACTCCATAGTTTGGATTAGCTTTCTTCCAGGTTACTTCGTCAAAAATGTCATCCCCTTCATCAATGGTATAAACAATCGAGAAGAATGAGTCATCCTTAACTTCCCCTTTAGCGACTTTTTTAGCGTAGAGAGACTGTTCATATCCTACGCCTTCCGTAGAAAATCCTGCGGTGGTTATGCAAAGAAGTAGGGAGTCATTACGTTTAGACATACCCGAAGAAATAACTTCAAAGAGTTCACGAGTCATGGCGTGAAGCTCGTCACAGATAGCAAGAATGTCGTTTAGTCCGTCTAGGGATTTATCATCAGAAGATAAAGCTCGGATAAAGGAGTTAGAGCTTTCGTGGACTACTTTATGGGCAAGGACTTCTGCTCCAGTAGCTTTAAGGTATTGAGGATTAGATTTTGCCATGGCCCTAGCTGAGTCCAAAACAATTCTAGCTTGATCTGTTTTCGTAGCAAGACATGAAATCTCGTTACCTTTAGGATTGTCTAAAGCCAGAAAATAAAGTGCCATCTGACTCGCCATGGCAGATTTACCCTGACCTCTTGGAATTTCAATATGGGCAGTACGGTATCTTCTATTTTTTGTCACAGGATTAATAAAGCCCATGATGTTAGCAAAAATAAACTTCTGCCAAGGCTCATAGATAATTGACTCAGTTCCCCAATTACCTTTTACGTGCGAAAACTTTTGAACTAATCGAAGATACCTTTCAGCTTTTTCAGGGTCAAAAGGATATTCCTTAGCTTCCAAGTCATCGAGAAATCTCTTACAAGCTCCGTAGACATAAAGGCAGCTTGGAATTTCTCCCGATATGACTTCAACGGCATATTTGTGAGCGTCATAAACATTAGGGTATGTCTCTTTATCAAATATCATAAGCAATCTACTGATTCGTGAAATAAAATTCTGTCTCCAATAATCTGAGCTATCTGAGGGACTATAGAATTTCCGAGTTGCTTAATTCTTTGGGCCCTACCTTTGTCCAATCCTGAGGATAGCCCATCATCCACTCTACAAACTGAGGATTCAACTTCCCACCAATCACGGATACCAGAGGTGGCTTTTGCCCACCACTCGCATTTTTCTTCCTCGGAGGTAAAGGCTGGCCAGAATCGAAAGTAGTCGGAGTCGGCAAGTTGAATTTCGTTAATGCTGTATAAAGATTTTGACATACTGGGTTGTTCTCTTTTTTCTCGTTGAAATCCGGAGTTCCCTCTCGATTGAATCTCTTTCGACTGTCCCGGACATTGAATGAGTCCGAAGCTACTGGAGTCGGAAGTTGAAGTGGGTTCGACTTCACTACTGCGCAAAGATACCGTTTCTTCTCCATGTGAGTATGACTCTTGCTCCCCACTGGTTCGCAATCCTTGTATTCCGAGGCTCTTGGGGTAGGCAATAATCCAAGCCCTTTCCCGCAAATGACAGGCACCAACTGATCTCGCTGATATAATTTCCCATTCCGCATCATACCCGATTTCATGCAAATCTTGGAGGACGATAGCAAGTCCGTTACTAAGCAGATTTCGTACGTTTTCGATAACGACCCATCTTGGGTTAATTTCTTGGATAATTCTTTTGTACTCAATCCAAAGCCCTGATCTTGTTTCATTAGTAATCCCTTTTTGTTTTCCGGCTACTGAAATATCTTGGCATGGGAACCCGCCACAAATAACGTCTACGTCCTTAAAATCCTCGCCTTTTATTTTTCTTACGTCCTCAATTATAGGAACTTCTGGCCAATGCTTTTTGAGAACTTTTTGAGCATGAGGGTCTATTTCACAAAAAGCTACTGTTTCAAAGTCTCCGGCATTTTCAAATCCGTGACTAAAACCGCCAATGCCGCTAAATAGGTCTAAAACTCTAATCGAACTCATTAGGCTCCTCCTCTTTAGTCGTCGTTGTATCTTTTACTAAAACTAATCCAAGCATTTTTGAGTAGTTTCTAATCTCACTTACAACCCTATTTAATTGGGCCACTTCTGGTCTAAGTTTAATCTGAAAGCCGTTCCGGCCCTCAGATTCAAATGTTCGGCCCTGTAATACTAATATCTCCCTCAACTCATCATACTCTACCGATAAGTCACAGAGAACCTTAAGTTGTTGAAGATGACTTGGCTTTAAGTTATCCCTGTCCTTGATATCCTCTAGGTACATCTCCCAATAATAGATGAATAAAGGCTTATCTGACGGACATTTATACTTTTCTGTTATGCTCATAGACTATCCAATGAATCATCTAGCTGGCCATCAAAGACCTCTTCTCCCTTACCATATACGGCTCCAAAAAGTTCCAAGAACTCTTTGTTAGGTTTTAAAGCAGGGGAAGGTCTACGACTTTTATCTTTAACTGTAACTAAAGAACCTATGCGATATTTTCCGTCGTGTAAGTAATCTTGAAAAAATGTCTCAAAACTTGTCTTTTTAGTAGGAAACATAGCTTCTTCATTATGCTCTCCAACAAACTTCTTTTTTAAATCCTTAGTCAATATTGGAGAGTCATCCTTACAGTTATCTATAAAATACTCTATGATAAATAACTTCCAAGAAGGCATACTTAGTCTGCATAGTTCAAAGAAGTATGAGTTTTTAAGCGGCTCGTGACGACTATAGTTTGGAACTCGTTGTAAAAGAAACTTACCAAACTGAGCAATTTCCAAGCTATCTTCTTTTTGAATATTTTCTAAAAAATCAGAAATCTCTTTTTCCTTCATAACTTTATGAAGCGGAACGTCAGTTATTCTTGGAGTAGAGAATCTTCTATCTTGAGGCTCAACTCTAAACTTATCCCTATAATTTGAAGCCAAAGACATTGATACAAAGTTTTCAATGGTCTCTGAGTCTTCACCTTTCTTTTCCATAGCAATCTTAGCATTGGCCATTGCCTTAAACTTAGCAACCTCCCTATCGCCACTAATATCCACCTCATCAAAGAAGATGTTACGTTTATTCTTAAACTCTCCGTTAAACTTATCTGTGAGAACTTCCTGTTTAGCTATTTGAAAATATTCTGTACTATGTAGGGCTTCTGCAATTGAACTAAGAAGAATACCCTTACCAGTTCCTCTCGCCCCGATTAGGCATAAAACAGTTTCGCATCGGCTAGTAATGGAATGATAAAACCAATCTAGTACGTACTCCCTTTCTTCTTCAACGGGGAAAAGGTGGTCTATAAGCTTTTTAATCGTTCCCCCATATTTAGGCTCACAATCTACAAATCTCCATTTTGGGGCGGAATAGAGGTTTAAATAGCTTAAACCGTCTTTATTATAAAATGTCTTAATATTGTAGGGGTCGAATTTAACATAAACGGCTTTAATCCCATCTATAGCCACTAACTTCTTTAGGTCAGTATTCATCAATAAAAAATACATATCCGGGTCGGCATTAATATCAATCTTTCTTTTCTCAGGGTCATATAAGAAAACCTTCTGACGGTTTTTAGAAGAGAGATTAATTATTGGCTTAAGAGATATTAAATGATTTTTACTTTCTTCAGTTACTTCTACGTCAAAAATATTAAACTTTGTAGAATCTTCTTCAGGTATGTTTAAAGAAGTCCACTCCCCAACAGCCGCATAAAAATCATTTAACCCCATTAAAGGTTCTTTTTTTAATATGGCTAACTGGAGTTTCATTAAAGAAGGATAAGGGTCTATTACGGGGGCTAAAAGCTTTACTATTTTAGATTCACTACTGCTCACCCACCCATCAAAAATGTACTTATTATTCTTAAACCCTAAAAACTTTATGGACTCAAAAACCTTGAATAAATCTTCTTTCATTATTTCTTCCTTAGAGCTTGCGTTGTAAGAACTACTCTATTGGCCAATCAAACTATTGTCAATTTGAAGAGAACAAACTATGTTAATATTACCTACCGACACTTTTAAAAAGACGTTGGAAATGTTTAAAAAATAGAGATAAAGTTTTAACACACCAAGTCTCTTCCACCCGAGCTACTTTTTAACAAAAATTTTTAAAAAAAATTTCAAAAAAAAAAAAGATTATATATAAAT